CTCCCTTTCCAGCGCGTCGGCGTGAGTCAGCGCTAGGACAACGTGCTGAACGTGTGGCAATCTGAGCTCGTCGGTAATCGCGTTTGACGCCGGCGGAAAGTCCACGACATAATTTGACCTAGTTAAGCATTGATTCTTCTCGACCACCTTGAGGGGCGTCGTGCTCGACGTGTTCAATAGCGGATAAAGGTCAATCTGCGCTGTCCCGGACGTTCCGCGGCCTGTGAAGTAGTACTGAGTCGGAGTTCCTGTCCTGTTGTCGTCCAGTAGGTCAGCATCTTGGCTAATGATTGTCTGCAAATCTACTGCCAGCAGTTCGCTGTCACCATATGCAACGGAGAGTGGATTTTCAACCAATGACCCAAGTGTTACTGTCCTGGTAGATGTAGATACTGAGTACGTCGAGCTAGTTACGCTTTCGCGCCATGGTGCAAAGTTCCAGACGCGCCGGTAGTTCAGCGATGCTGACTTCTGCAAGAACGTGAGAGTGTCGGAATCAGTCTTTCCGATCTTCTCCCCGGCAAACTGAGCGATTTCGGTTAGGGTCATTTGGATTCTAGTGCTTCCAGCCTTGCTTCCAGTGAGTCGTTTTTAGCTTTTAGCTCTTGAATTGCCTTGACTAGCCTTGCCTCTGTCTTGCTCCATGCAGTTATTGTCAACATTCCATCGTCACCAACCCCAACGGAATCTGGATATACTTCCTGCATCTCTTGGGCAATAAACCCAATCTGATGACCAGATCCATCCTTATAATCAAATTCGCATGGCCTTAATGCACACACATTATCAATCTGACTTGGAAGTGCTGTAATATTTTCTTTTAATCTTGCGTCTGAAGTAGAACCAAATGCCGCTGTATTTGCTCCATTTGCGTTAATTTTGCCACAATTAGTTCCACCACCAACTTGGAATAAAACAAATGACTGATTGGTTGTATTGAGGGCATCTTGTTTTATTACTGCAACCGCTGGAGTTGCTGTCGATGAAGTTGCGGTTATTGCAAATATCCCAGGAGTTACAGATGAAGATGTAGAGACAGAATGAAGAGTTCCGCTTGGGCTGGTAGTCCCAATCCCAACATTTCCACTCGAATCAATTGTCATCCTTGGCAAATTATTTGTATAAAAATTAACTGCGTGACTCGTTTGCGATCCAACCACTATTGATGTATCTGCACTATTTGCAAATACGCCTGTCATTGTTCCATTAGAAATTGTTATTCCAGTATTGGATGCCGCAAAAATGTCTAATTTATTAGCTGGAGTTTTACCAATCCCAACATTCCCACTCGCATCAATGCGGAGGCGTTCTGTGGCGTTGGTGCGGAACGCTAGTGCTTGAGAACTCATTGTTCCAATTAAAGATTCGGCTGCGTCTTGTCCGAACAACTGAAGACCAGTCGTTCCAGGGCTTCCAGTAATTTGAATCTGCTTTCCTGCTGCAACATAAACATCTCCACTTGAAGTAATACGAAGGCGTTCTGTTGAGTTTGTATTGAATCTTAAAGCATTTGCACCAGAACAATCAATTTGAGCTGTGTTGCTATTTGCAGTAGTTGCTGGATCTATTGATACCGTATTCCCACCAGCAGCGGTTGATGTTATTCCAAGTGCTGCGCTTGCTCCAGAAACAGATAGTTGACGCGAGGGGTTCGCAGTCCCAATCCCAACATTTCCATTCGAATCAATCCTCATTGACTCAGCCCCACCCTCGCTAAACGCAATCGTGTCAGCGGCTGGGAAGAAGATGCCAGTATTGGTGTCGCCAGTAGGAACGATTGCTGGGGCTGCCGCTGTGCCTGTGCCTGTTGTAACGAGAGTTGTTGCGACTAGGGTTGGGATCGTGCCAGTAGTAATCGTGGCAGCGGTTGAAGTAGTCGTTCCAGTGGTAAGGGTCGGAATCGTTCCAGTCGTAATCGTAGCAGCCGTGGATGTCGTAGTCCCAAACGTGCCTGTATCAATCGTGCCTGTCGTTACCTTGGCCGTTGGCAGGGTTTGAGCAAAGTTAGCAACCGTAATACGCTTTAGGTTGTTTGAGTCGGAAGCGTCACCAATTAAAAGCGTGTCGTTGGTAGCAGTAACAGTCTCGGCAGTACGATCTTGAATAAGGCCGGAGGTTGGCGTGGCGTTGGTAACGAGCGCGCCTAGCTTGGCGGCTGTTACGTCGTTTGCGACTCCGTCTGTAAATGTTGTTCCGGCTGTTAGTGATGCCATTGTATTATCTCCTAATTCCCTAAACGATTTTTAAGCATGTCCCAGGCTATTGAGCATATCAGTCCAATAATCCCGGCTATGGCTAGCGCCTTTGTCCGGAAGTGTTCCAAGGCAGAAACTCTATTTACCACATCTCCGTACTTTGACAAGGAGGTCTCGACCATGTTGTACAACTGGACCTGGCGCTCTTCCATCCGGGCTAGCTTGATTTCTATGCTCCAGACCTGGTCTTCACTCATTGCGGGACTCCAGGTACTTGAGACTTACCGCAAGATGTACGACCGCACCGACGACCTCGTCCCGGTCCCTTCCGTCGTCCACCATCCTTTTGATTGATCTGTTGACTGACAGTAGGTGCTTCACTGCTCCGATATACTTCGTCCCACTGGCAATCCTGTTGTTGTCGTCGGCACACTTCATTGCCTCCTTGAAACAGGCGTAATCTTTTGCCGTCAGCAATAAACGCAAACCCAGGATTGTGATCCATGTGGCGATGCGTTTCATTTGACATTACCAGCGTCTTCAGCCGCGCCCATATCGGAGTAGCGTGGAAGTCCGGTGTTCTCGGCTGGCCGTGGCGAGCAGGAACAGAGCAGGATGGTGATGAGGAGGAAGGGCATTACTGGATGTCCATAATCCAGTTGTCATTAGTAGAAAAAAGCAAACCATTCGGAGATGCCGTAGGAACTATGGTTGAATGATTAACGACTTGAATTTCTGGTCCGAAACGATTGGAGCTTGTGGAGTTAGTCGGGCCTCCGGTCAGAGTAAGCAGGGGAGTTGGGCTTATTACAATGTTTCTTACTGTTGATGATTCTGCTCCATAAAGATTTATGTTTCCAGTGCCATCGCTTTCGATCATGCAAGCAAAATAACGATTTGAATTTGCCACAGTAGCAAAACCATTTGTGAGCGTGGTGTATGATGATGGGGTAAGATAAGCCGAATTAAACCCAATGAGTCGTGCTTGAACAATTCCACTAACCACAAAGAATTCAACCCCAAACCCTTTTACGGTAAGTCCATTTGAATCAGCGGCAGGAGCGGCTGTGCTATTGCCAGTCCCTCCAAATACAAAACGAATGCGACAATTTGTTGATGCAAGATACATCATTCCTTGAACAGCAAACCGTATCCTTTTTGAATAATCTATGGTAGAAGCACCATATTGAAAATCTGTTTCTAGCGGGTCGTAATATCCTTGTTTTACATATCCAGCGGCAGATGTTCCGCTTCTCATATTTAAGTTAAACGAGCCTTGAGCATGTGAAGCATCGTTAGTTGTTCCAGTTCCAGACGCAAGTGCATACATCCCACCAAAACCCAATCTTCCAGCAATGCTCCTACCTATATTGAAGAGTTTTTGATCGGCAGTGCTGATTGATTTAGTAAGAGGCATAGCCTAGCTCCTAACTCAGTGTCGTCACTTTAGCCGTTCCAGCCGTTCCGAAAATACCACCAATTAATCCAGTGTAGTTGGATGGGACTTCATAGTAGTCTCCAGCACTCAATCTTGTCGTAAATACAGACGTGCTTGCTGTTGCTGTGCCAAGAATGACGTGGAGTGTGCCTGGGCCAGAATTGAAGATTGTGCACCCCAGCCTGCCAGGGCTTGCCGTTACAATCGTGCCGTAGCTAGTGGAGGTGAAGTCAGTCGGACCATTTCCGCCAGTTGTGGCTCTAATTGGATTTGCCGTGACTGTTCCATCTACTGGGAAATTACGATCTATTCCAAAAACATTTCCTTCCCCATCCTCTACCCGCTGAACTGATGTCACAAGCAAACCATCGGCAACGTCGGCCTGGAGTGTGGTTAGTAACGCTTCGATGTCGCCCAGATTTACATTGATAGACGCGGTTCCGCCGGTAAGCGGACCAAGGCTAGAGATGATCTCCTCTATCTGGCGGCCCATGATTTAGTCCTTACGGCTGGTCTTTGTACAGCGCGAACGGTCCACCACTAACATATATAACGCGCGTGATGTCGCCAAGAACTGACGACCCATGCCATAATGATACGTTCGTGTATGACGTCCCGCTTACTATAAGACTGATTGTGCCAGTAGTTAAGGCTACGACTCCATCAAAGTTTCCGTCACTTGTTCCAGTGCTGGAAATGATGACCGTCCCGGCCTCGCCTAAGACGAGTCGAGATGATACGCGTGACATACAGTTTAGCTGTAGACCGGGATCTTGTACGAGGTGCCGTTGAGCTTAACGGTAATTCCCAGGGTCGAAGTACCAGAAACAAATGTTCCGGTAGTTGCAGTTGTGGTGAATTCCATTGCGGTAGCTTCTGTTCCAGAATTAATCCGAACAGGCTTACCTTTTGCTTTCAATTCGCGGCGAATGTTGATTTGACTCATAGATCTAATTTCCTATGTTTTGCCCAAACTTGTTTGATTGTATCGGCTTTATGTCTTGGGCGGAACTTTGAGCCGAGTTTTTGTTCTAACGCTTGATAGCCTTTTAGAATGTTGCGACCGTCCATAGCCGCTGGATGATATGCTGGTTCTGAACCACAATTAACAAGTCTGAAGCTAGAGGGAAAATTGCGTCTTTTTAGCTTACTTGGGACATTGTCCCTTTCATCTACCGGACGCTCGAGCGTTACAACGCCCCCGGTGTCCCTGTCTTCATACTCGTAGAGTGGCATCAGTCTTCCATCATTTCACCACCGTCCATCTTGACGGCTTCATTCCTGAGACGTTTGCCTTCAGATTCAGCATCTAAAGACTCTTTAGCAATTTCTGCCTCAGCTTCGCTTACGCGAACCATGGCAACGCCATCTTTGATCTCAACAACTTCTCCTGTCAACTCAACCATATCGCCAACCATAGGCTCGGCCTGTTCGGTCTCTTGCGAGATGGTTAGGTTTTCAATCGGAATATTTACCATGTTAGTCATTTTTGACCCCTTGCTTTTAGGCTCGGGCCCGGGGAGATTTTTGCCTCCCCGAGCCTTCGCTTCGGGCCCGATCATTAATACGATCGCGCCCATTTAATTAGCTGACTTCAGAACGACTAAACACGACTCGGTAGAACGCTCCGTTCAACTGAACCGCGGTGTAGTACGTTTTGACAGCGACCGAGGTTACCAAATCCAGAGGGTCGGACTTGTCCGGACCTTCTGCAATGAGCACTTTCGGGCTGTAAGGCGAGTCGCCAGTGAGGCTAGGTACGCCGAACGCCTGGTCACCGAGCACAATGTTCGCCAAGAAAGGCGCTGTGCTGGAGTTGTAGGCCGCTGCCGCAGTGCCAGAGATGGCGCTGGCGGAAGCAGAACCGAACGACAGAATGTTGTGCGACAACAGAGTCTTCACTCCGTAGTACGTTCCAACTTCGCCTTTCAGCAAGCTGTCCGTGCCAGAGTAACGATGAGCCTGGATATAGTCGTCATCGTTAAGGATCGAACGAGCAGTACGAGGATCTGCAACCAGGATGTAACCACCCTTGATTGTGGGAGCCTTGTCAACTCGGAGAGCAGTCACGGAATCGAGCAAGTCGAGTGCCGTGAAGGCCGAGTTAGCTGCTGTCGCGGCAATGAATGCCGTCGAGTTGCTGTTCTGCGCGTAGCGGACCGAGGTCGACAGAGTACCAGTTCCGGAGGTAGTTCCGGTCGTGAGCACACGGTGCACCAATGTATCCGCATGCAGCGCGTGATCTTCTGCCAATTGGGTCGTGGCCTGTGCCATAGAATCAAACAAGTTTGTGGCTTGCAGGATGTCAGACAGCTTGACCAAGCTGGCGAATTGCTGGAGGGTCGCTCCGACAGTCGACAGTGTCAACTCACGTTCGTTATTGCCGGGGTTTGTGCCTTCCGACGTTACTTCAATGATTTTGCTGATGCTAGGGTTGTCGTATCTAAAAAAGCGAATCTGCTTGTTTCCGTTTTTGCGCGGAAGCGCCGCTTTCATTCCGAATTGTTCCATCTGAAGGATGGGCAATTGACGTTGGAGCAACTCTTTCGAGAAGTACTCCTGGTAGGCCGCTGCGAGCGAGCCAGAGGTTACGAGTGCCATATAATTTTATCTCCTGTTGTCTAAACCCTAGTTAGATTCGTCAAATTC